CGCAATGGACAAACAAAGTCTGGTTTATATTCTCTTTTTATCCCAATGGAATGGAACTATGAAGGATTTATTGACCAGCACGGACAGCCTGTCTTTAATAGCCCAGACAATGATGTACGCGGACCCGACGGTGAACTAATAGATGTTGGTGTAATTGACCACTGGAATAATGAAGCAGATGGTTTAAAGGGAGATCAAGATGCGTTAAACGAGTTTTACAGACAATTTCCAAGAACTGAAGAGCATGCTTTTAGAGACGAAGCAAAAAACAGTATATTTAATTTAGTTAAAATATACGAGCAAGTAGATTACAATGAAGGAGTTAACGATACTAACGCTGTCACTGTAGGTAGCTTTCAGTGGTCAAATGGTGTTAAAGATACAAAAGTAGTTTTTAATCCAGATCCAGGCGGAAGGTTTAAAATTAGCTGGGTTCCTAATATAAATCTTCAAAATAGAGTGATAATAAAAAATGGAGTAAAATATCCAGGAAATGAACACGTTGGCGCTTTTGGCTGCGACAGTTACGACATTAGTGGTACTGTTGACGGCAGGGGGTCTAAAGGAGCTTTGCATGGATTGACAAAGTTTTCAATGGAAGACGCGCCAGCTAATCATTTTTTTTTAGAATATTTGTCCAGACCACAAACCGCTGAAATGTTTTTTGAAGATGTATTAATGGCTTTAGTTTTTTATGGCATGCCACTGCTTGCAGAAAACAATAAGCCAAGACTTTTGTATTACTTAAAACGTAGAGGATATAGAGGTTTTAGTATGAATAGACCAGATAAAATTTGGAATAAATTATCTGTTGCTGAAAAAGAAGTAGGTGGTATACCAAACTCTAGCGAAGATATAAAGCAGGCTCACGCTGCCGCTATTGAAATGTATATCAACGATCATGTTGGAAGTAAAGGCGACGGTAATTATGGTAACATATATTTCAACGATACCTTAAATGACTGGGCTAAGTTTGATATTAACAAAAGAACTAAGCATGATGCTTCGATAAGTAGTGGATTAGCTATAATGGCTTGCAATAGACATTTGTACACGCCGGTAGCTAGTAAGTCAATACCTAAGTTAAACATAAATATATCCAGATATAAAAATGATGGTTATACATCAAAAATAATTAAATAAGTATGCAGTCACCTAATAATTATTTTCCAAGCCAAGCAGTAAGCGATTTTGAAAAAGTTAGCTATGATTATGGTTTAAAAATAGCAAAAGCAATAGAAGCTGAGTGGTTTTATAATAGCAATGATGGTTACAACTATTATTCAAGAAGATACAGCTCCAATGGAGATACATATAGAAGTCTTAGACTTTACGCTAGAGGAGAACAGCCAATACAAAAATACAAAGACGAGCTGTCTATAAACGGAGACTTAAGCTATTTAAACTTAGACTGGAAGCCAGTGCCGATCATATCTAAGTTTGTAGACATAGTAGTAAATGGTATGTCAGACAAAGATTATTCTATAAAAGCTTTTTCTCAAGATCCTTACGGCGCTAGCAAAAGAACTCAATACATGCAGTCTATACTAGAAGACATGGAGCTTAAAGAGCTAAAAGACTTTTCGCTAAAAGAGCTTGGTGTCAACATGTATGAAAATAATCCTGACACTTTACCTGACAGTGTTGAAGAATTAGCATTGCACATGCAACTAAATTACAAGCAGCAAGCTGAAATAGCTCAAGAGCAAGCTTTAAGCGTGTTAATGCAAGGAAACAAGTTTGATTTAATTAAACGTAGATTTTTCTACGACTTAGTCACTATAGGTATAGGCGCTGCTAAAACTAGCTTTAACACTTCAGAAGGTGTCACTATAGACTATGTTGATCCTGCTAATTTAATATACTCTTTTACTGAGTCACCGTTTTTTGAAGACGTGTACTATATAGGCGAGCTTAAAGAAGTTCCAATAAATGAAATAGCTAAGCAGTTTCCATTTTTAACTGAAGAAGATTTAAAAGATATAGCTTCTAAAAACTCTAAAAGATACGCTAGTAATAAATATGAAAGAAGAGACAAAGACGCTAATGTTGTTCAAGTTCTTTATTTCAACTACAAAACTTACATGAATGATGTTTATAAAATAAAAGAAACATCAACAGGCGCTGAAAAAGCTATACCGAAAGATGATAGTTTTAATCCGCCAGAAAACGATAATTTTAAAAGAGTGTCTAAGCAGGTCGAAGTATTATATGATGGTGTTTATATATTGGGAGCTCAAAAGCTTTTAAGATGGGAGCTTTGTAAAAACATGATAAGACCTAAAAGTGATTATACTAAAGTTAAAATGAACTATTCTATTGTAGCGCCTAGAATGTTTGAAGGTAGAATAGAAAGTTTAGTTAGTCGTATAACTGGTTTTGCAGACATGATACAGCTAACTCATCTCAAGCTACAGCAAGTTATGTCTAAAATAATACCTGATGGTATTTATTTAGATGCTGATGGTTTAGCTGAAATAGACTTAGGTAACGGAACAAATTACAACCCTCAGGAAGCTTTAAATATGTTCTTCCAAACAGGTAGCGTTATCGGCAGATCAATGACTGCTGACGGTGATATTAATCCTGGTCGAGTGCCTATACAAGAAATACGCAATGGTAACGGAGGGGCTAAAATGCAAAGTTTAATAGCTAACTATAACTATTATTTGCAAATGATTAGAGACACGACCGGACTTAACGAAGCTAGAGACGGTAGTACGCCTGATAAAAATGCTTTAGTTGGTTTACAAAAGCTAGCTGCTCAAAACTCTAATACTGCGACAAGACATATATTACAAGCTGGCATGTTTTTAGTGTCTGATATATTAGAGTCTTTATCGCTTAGAATATCTGATGTGCTTGAGTTTTCTCCAACTAGAGACGCTTTTGTTCAATCAATAGGTTCTCACAGCGTTGCTAGTTTAGATGAGCTAAGTCAAATGCACTTGTATGACTTTGGAATATTTTTAGAGCTAGCTCCAGACGAAGAAGAAAAGCAAATGCTTGAAAACAACATCCAGCAGTCGTTAAAACAAGGTAGCATAGATTTAGAAGATGCTATAGATATTAGACAAATAAGAAATTTAAAGCTAGCAAATGAAGTTTTAAAACTTAGAAGAAAAAAGAAAATGCAAGCAGAAGCGGCAGCTCAACAGCAAAATATGCAAATGCAATCTCAAATGAATGCTCAGCAACAACAACTAGCAGCTCAAGTAGAGATGAACAAGCAGTCTAGTAAAGCGCAAGCAGAGATACAAGTTGAGCAAGCTAAAGCACAGTTTAAATCTAAAGCCATGCTAGAAGAAGTAGAGCTTAAAAAGCAATTGATGGCGTTAGAGTTTCAGTATAATCAACAAATACAAAAAATGCAGTCTGATAATATTTCTTCAAGAGAAAAGCAAAAAGAAGATCGTAAAGACGAAAGAACTAGAATACAAGCTTCACAGCAAAGCGAACTTATAGATCAAAGAAAAACTAGTGGAGCTCCTAAAAAATTCGAGTCGTCAGGTAATGATATACTCGGAAGTGGTTTTGGCTTAGAGACATTTAGCCCAAAATAATTTTTAACTAATTTTATATTATATTATGGAAGAAAATAAAGAAAATATTATCGAAGAAGTAGTTGAGCAAGAGTCTCAAGATACTAGCGATGACAATCAAGAGCAAGTTGAAACAAAACAACCTACGTTTATGTCTGCTGACGACGATAGTGTTGTAAAAGTAAATTTAGATTTGCCTACGGCTCAAGAAGAAAACAAAGAAGAGCAAGAGCAAGTTGAAGAAGTTCAAGAAGAAGTTCAGCAAGAGGTTGACGATGATGAGCCTAATGAAGAACTTAAAAATTTAGTAGAAGAGGTGACTAATGAAAAAGAAGCCTCTACTGAGCAAAGTGAGCCTAGTTTAGAAGTAGGTTATAACGAGCAAGGAGAAGTTCAAGTTAAAGTTCCTGGCAATTTAGAAAAGCTAGTTGAATTTATGAACGAGACTGGAGGAACTTTAGAAGACTATGTTAGTCTTAATAAAGATTACACAGAAGTAGATAACGAAACTGTGCTAATAGATTATTATAGAAAAACTAAACCACATTTAAGCGGTGAAGAGATAAGTTTTTTAATGGACGATCAGTTCAACTACGACGAAGAAGTTGACGATGAAAGAGACATTAAAAGAAAAAAGCTAGCGTTAAAAGAGCAAGTTGCTAACGCTAAAGCCTATTTAGACGGGCAAAAGTCTAAGTATTACGAAGAAATTAAAGCTGGTTCTAAATTAACAAAAGAACAACAAGAAGCAATTAATTTTTTCAAAGATTATAATTTGAGATCTGAAGAAACTAAAGTTTTAGCAGAAAAACAAAAATCTATATTTGACAAAAAAACTAATGAAGTTTTTAACGACAAGTTCAAAGGTTTTGAATATAACGTCGGAGATAAAAGATATAGGTTTAAAGTTAACAACGTTAATGCTGTTAAGCAGAATCAAAGTGATTTGAATAATTTTCTTGGAAAGTTTCTAGGAGAAGATCAAACTATTAAAGACGCTGCTGCCTATCACAAATCTTTATTTACAGCTATGAATGCTGATGCTATTGCTAAACATTTTTACGAGCAAGGTAAAGCTGATGCTATTAAAGAAAGTATAAGCAAAGCTAAAAACGTTGATATGACACCTAGAAGTGCTCATAAAGAG